TTTCCTGAGCGGATCATTCCACCAGGGGCATCGGCTGACTTCTCAACGCGAGCGCCCTTGATACCTACTGAGAAACCTGTGTAGATTCCTTCTTCAACTAGGCGAGCTGCTTCTGAGTCAACAATCTTGGCTTCAACGATGTAACCAGTTCCCGACTGCTCCATCTCCATTGCCTTACCGATTGCCTTTGACTGGTGCATTTCGCGAATGTTGCCAATAGCAAACCACTCTGGCATGGCAGTCTTAAGCCACTCTGGGTCGCATATTTGCTCATCGAGGTCTAGGGTTGCGTCTGTTGCAAGACCCTTTACTCTGATGTAGCCATCTTCGCCACGCTTTGCAGTTAGTCCGCCGAAGTAGGCGTAGGTAATGTCTTGGGCCATTGGATTATTCTCCTGTTGAAATTGTTGGTTCGGGTACTGTGCATTGACAATTTGGGTGAGCCGGTGGGTAGGCATCTCCGATTGTGTGTTCGCCTTCTTGTGATAAACAAATATCACAGGCTCCTTCATACGTCACCCAAGTCCAGGTAGTTATACCTGCGGCTTGGTATGAGTCAATGACGGATGCGTTGTACGCTCGGTTTGTTTCGGTAACAGCAATCATGTCTGCGCGAGCAGGGTCGTTGATAAGGCTGTTAATTGAAGCGCTTATTTCTGTTTGTGAAGCATTTGAAGCCATACCGTTAGTAATAGCATCAACAATTCTGCTTAATGTAGTTCCTTGAATTGCTTGCGCGTCAGCGTCAGCCTGATCAAGAATACTTTGCAGTTTTTGTCCTACTTGAATAGGGGGAAGATTTAAGGCATTAGCAGCAGTTGTTAATCCAAATGTTGCTGCTTCGGATTGCATTGCTCCAATAGTATTAGCAAGTTCGCTAGATGAAATTGTTACGTTGTGTTGTATTGCTTGTTGAGCAATTATTCTAAGAGCGGAAATGTCAGCACCCATTTTAGGCATTGACTCAAGTGCTTGTTTAATAGCCTTGTCAACGCCAACAACGCCAGCTGCAAGTGCGGCTAAAATTAAATTACGATACTTATTTTCAATTTGTGACTTTCCCTGTTTTCCGGGAAGGTCATTTACTGAGCCTCTTTTAGTAAGTGAACCTTTTGGGGTATCAGTTATCTCACTGTTCACGATGTTAGAAGCCCATTCGTAGATGTTCTCAGGCATTGGTGTAGCGCCCTTGACAATGAAGTACGCCTGTTCGTTAAGGTTGTCAGCGAGTTCTGCGTTGAATGTGGTGAAGTCAAATGCTCGCCAGTTGCCGCGCTTGTGGCGTGATTTGACGAAGCGACCAAAGTCTTTTAACTCTTCGGTCATTGCTGACTTCTGATCCGCAGGTGCGCCAACAGCAGGGATGTCTTTCCCTACACCACCCTTTGGCGCTTGGCTTTCACCGACACCTTCTTGTGATGTATTTTGATTGACTTTGCCTTGTGCTTCTTGGCCTTGTGAATTTTCTTGGTCACTTGGTTGTCCTGTCTGTCCTATTGTTTCACCAGCAGCGTTAACATTTAACATTCCTCTAAGGAAAAGAACTGTATTTCCGGCAACGATGAATGGTTCATCGGCTTCTGGCATATCGTAAAGGTTTTGTCCAAGTTCGCCCTGTACGTCGTTAAGAGTTTTCTGACCTGAGAAAAGTGAAGTCTGTAGCGCTTGTGCGCGGTTGCGCTCGTCAAGAGAAGATTTAATGTCGTTAAGTACAAATGTTACGTTTTTGCTTGCTCCGAGGTAACGACGTGAAAGAGAGTTAATGCAAGAAATAATGTAATCAGCCATTGGCTTTGTTGAAACAGTTTCAACGTTTTCTTGCTCACCTTCAAGTTGACCCTTACCACCACCGAGTCCGGCGCGAGCCACGACTCCAAGAGCTGATGGAGATACACCGAAGATAGATGCAATGCGCTTGATGATGTATTCGTCGTAGTCTGACTTGAATCGGTCAGCCATCTCTGGCATTGCAACAGGGTCGAAACCTTCAGGCAGAACCTTGATGCGGTGACGCTCTGCGGTGTTGCCTGTTAAACGTCCGTTGAGAATACGCTCAAACTCTGCTAGTTTGTGAATGTCCAACTCCTGAGAGTTAGTTTTCATAAACGTCATTGGCATTGAGCCGTTTTGGTATTCAGAGTTCATCCACACTTGACGGTTCAGGTACAGAGAAGCGGCTGGGATTGCCTCTTCTACCGGACTGTAACCGTATGGACTCCATGTGCGACGGTTCTTAACAAAGACTGATAGTTGGTCGGTAAGGAACTCTTTGTCTCGACCTGTTCCTGCGTAGAACTCGCCGTCTGCATCTGGTGAAGCAATGAATTCGCCGCGCGGAAAACCCCATAAGACTTGTTGGTAGGCAGGTTGTGGTGGGTGAGGAATGTCGCCTCGGTTGTCAAGAAGAATTTTAATAGTCGGTGCGTCAATAACGTCAAAACCTAAAACATTGCCCTTGAAGTTGTAACGAGGGTAGACACACCATTGGTCGTAAGTAAAAATTTGCCAGAGTGACTCGGTAATCCATTCAGAAAACGTGCGGTCAGAAGCAACGTAAGGGTTTTCCCAGAATTCGTTAAGTCGGTTAATTTCATCGCCGTACTTCTCACGACCAATTAACGCAGCTTTGGCGTGTGAGCAATTCTCTTCTTCCATAATGTCTGAGATTGCTTGATCTGAAAGAGTCCACGATGGCTGTTGTTTAACAATGTCACCAACGCGAATTTCAATGGCGCGGTGAATAATGTCACACTGCTCAGCAAGTGAGTTAAGAACTTGAAACGGAACCTCGGTCTGCGTGAGGTTGAGGTTGATTGCAGTCTGGTATTCGTACTTACGAGGTAGAGCGCGACCTGAGTCGTCAAGTACAACGTCGATTGGTGCAGGAAGTAGTGGTGCAGCTGGGCCGAGCATGGCTCCGAAACCACCGCCACCTTCTACGAACCCAGGGCGAGGCATTGGAACTGCTTGTCCGACTGTCGTTACAATACCCTGACCTGCGGTTGACATTTCGTTAGCAGCGTAGGCAGAGTTGTATCCGCCAGCATTTCCCAGTGGGGAATTAGCCATCCCTGCTTTTTGTAATTCAGCAACAATTTCCGCTGCGAGCGTAGTCTTGTTCTTTCGCTTGAATAGAGCCACTTATTGTCCTCGGTGAGATGGGTTGATGCCTGATGAGTATAACTGCGTTGTTGGTTCTCTCAATAGAACACCACAACCTCTGCAATTAAATGCTTCAACGGCGTTTGGATGTCCACACGCGCCACACGACGGTGCGAGTTGTGCAAAAAATCTATCAGCCGAAGAACCGGTAGCGAGTTTCAACTCCGCTAAGGCGTGAACTAAAGCGTCAAGTCGGTCTGGTGAGTATCCACTATCAGGAAGCCAGCCGGTCATTTGGTCTTCTAATACTGCAAATTCTCCGACGTGCGATACGCGGCCTTGCTCATAGAGCGCAGCTATCGGTTCGGCGCGGAGTCTTTTACCTAGTTTCGCAACAATTCCTGAGTAAGGAATGGTCGGGTCAACTGATCTAAGCGTTAATTCGACCATGTCGCCACCTTGATTCTTTTCGGCAACAATTCGGTCAGCGTTAAATTCGTTAAAGGCTTTTATGGCCCGGTTAGCCCACCCAGAAGGAGTATCACGGCAACTGCGGTCAGCAAGAACATACGCGCGTCCGTCTTCTCCTTTAGCAACGACGACTATTCCAGTCTCGTCAGCATTTTCACCTGATGTGGTGGCTGGGTCAACTGCAACTACAATCCTGACCAACTCTGGGGCTTCTTTCACCCTTGTAGAGTCAATCATCTCCAATGTCCATAGGGCATCGGGGTTGTCAGTTAACAATTCACCGTAAAGTTCCTGTCGTCCGATACGAGTTCCCTCATAACGGTTTCGCAATTCAGCGAGCGCAGCCTCAGACAGGTTAGCTGCATTATCAAACGTACTACCTCTTGTGACGACTACGGAACCGTCTGTGCGGTTTACAAACTCTTTAATAAGTTTCGTCGGGCGAGGTGTCGTCGTGATAACGACTTGTGGGTTTCCAATTCGAAGCGCCGGTGCTAAACCAGCAGTCCATGTTTCTTCATAGCGCCATGCAGCGAATTCGTCCAACCATGCGCCAGACAAGTTAAGTCCACGCGCTCGGTCTGGTTCATCTGCGGAAATCATGTGAATTTTAGAGCCGTTAGACAAAGTGACTTGTCCGTTGGTCTTGTTGTAGTGGCGAAGTTGTCCGGGTTGTAGCGATTTAATAATTCCCGAAGGGCCTTCTATGCAAGTACGGCGTACGTCGGTGAAGGTCGGCGCTACTACTGCCCATTCGGTGTTTTCTTGCAGTAGTGCTTGTTCGAGTAGCCAGCCAGAGCCGGTGAAGGTCTTTCCCCAGCCTCGTCCGCTAATCACTAGCCAAATACGCCAGTCGCCTTCGGGTGGGAGTTGTTCGGGTCGTGCGCTCTGGCGATACCTAGAGTTCGTGACCGCTTTCTTCGCTTGCTCCGCTTCCAGTTGTTGCTTCAATAGCTCTAACTGTTCCAGTTTCCTGAGTTCCGCTAAGCGTTGCTCCGCTATCGTCGCCATCTTCTACCCCTAGTTGATTTTGTAGGCGAATAATCTCGCTTTGTATGTAGTCAAGTGTGATTACTTCGTGTCGGATTGGTGCGTCTAGTCCGAGTAGTTTTGTGCGTCGGTCTTGGATCGCCAGCACTCGGTCAATAGCGAATAGCGCTCCGCCTTTTGCGTCGGGGTCTAGTGCTTTTTTCATGGCGACTTCTAGGAGTGCGTCTAGGCGCTCATTCTCTAATCTTCGGTATTCATCTACCGCCTCGGCTGGAATTGCTGCAAGGGCGTTCTGCACTCGGTAGTAGGCGTGAGACTTGGAGATTCCTAGCGCCTCTGCGATTCGGCTATACGTCATGCCGCTAGATCTAAGGCGTAGCGCCTCGGTATCTTTCATAGCTGATTCAGCAGTTTTAACGAAACCGCCGCGAGAATTTACACTAGGCATTGTATCCCTTAGCTTGTGGACGCTATGCGCGCATAATACCTATAAAGAATAGCACAATGGTAACAAGCGCGCTCTATAAGGCGATTCTGACGGTTACAAGGTTAGAATGGTGAATGGGCTACGGACGCTAGTAATATGCTCTTCAGCGGCCTCTAGGGCGCGTATTAGGCTACTCTCATCCGGTCTCTCACTTGTCGCAACGTATAAAGCGCCTAGAGCTACCGCCGCGCCACTACCTATCGCGCCATAGGATACGCCATCCGCATTAGGTCTAGCCGCTATCGCTCCTCTATCCGAGTTGATTTCATAGATCACGCCGCGCTCTATTGCAAGTAGAGACCAGTCGTCTTTAAGAGCGTCCTCTAGTTTCACTACGTCTAGTAACTGATTCAAGCTAGGGGAATAGGCGCTACTAGCGGCCTTGTGCCATAAGTACCCGGCGCGCCACGATCCGGCGAAACCTAGCAGCAGGTCACCATAGCGGCCTATCTTAGGCGTAGAGCTACGAGACGCCAGCCCGGTATCGTCACTACTTAAACAGTCGCTACCGATCCACGCGCCGCCATCCTTACCCGGTACGATTAGGCCGGCTACTACCGTCATAGAGTTGCTTCAATTAGGGGCGCATAAGTCATTAGACCAGTTTAGGCCATGAGACTAGGCCGCGCTCCGATTCATTCGCTCCCGTCATCCTTAAGCCTACGCCGCCACCGGTAGCCATTCTTTAGGTATAAAGGGACGTAGGCCAGCGCTGCAAGGGTAAAACCGTACTGGCCAGTATTCAGGCCATAGATAGACCAGGCCACGCTATTAGCCGCCAGTAGTAGCCATGCTAGCCAATAACGCCGCCCGGCTAGATACGCTCCCACCATCCCTACAAGCTCCAAGACGAATGACCAGATCACCTAACAAGCCTAGACCATGAGACCGGGAGCGCTGCCACTAGGAGCGCTTTAGGTGATAACTAAGGCGCGACACTACTAAAGGCCAATAAATACGATCGAAGACTAAAAGCCGCCACCTTACGCGCCACCTTATGGCAATAGAGACCGGCAGAACTAAGGCCGCTCCAATAGGCCACCGGGAGCAATAAGACCGCTCCAATAGAAGACCGGGAGCGCTGCCACCAGTCGAAGACCGGCAGAATAGGCCACCGGCAGAATAGACCGATTCAATAAAGCTACTAAGACTAGACCGGGATAAGACCTAGAGACCATAGGACGCGATTAGAGGCCATGAGACGCGACAAGGCTAAACAAGGTAAGACCGGGCTAAACAAGGCTAAGACGGGCGATCTAGGAGCATTAGGTAAGAGCTGGCGTTCTAACGCTTAGACGGATGACGACCCTAAGAATTAGACCATCCATCCAATTAGTCCACTAAAGACGAATAGCCTACCCGGTTAAGGGTAGACCATCCATCCTAGTTAGGTTAGTTCAGCTATTCCGCGCTAGTTAGTTTCCTACACTCTAAGCACAATAGGACTACCATAGTTACCTTGTTTAGGGTTAGCATCCCTCCATAGGTTTTAGTACTACCGCATCCCTCGCATATAAGCCTAGATTCTTTTACTATTGTTTTATCGGCCCTAATTTTAGTAGTCATTAGTCACCATCCCTAGACGCAATAGCGTCATTCAGTCCACGAAGACTTAAAGCGTCACAAGCTGCCCTAAGGCTATCCAAGATAGTTATAAAGTTAAATGATTCACTAGCCTTTTGATTAGTCAGACCGTCCTCGTTAATCTCGCGTAATTCTGCTACTAGATCACTTAGCCGGTCTCCTATCATTCCGTAAGTTAGCGCCATGACTTAACCTCCTCTACTATTGCGGCGAATTCGTACGCCGGCATTGTCTCTAATTCCTTTTTAAATGCTTTATAGCCTTTATCTTCAGCGCTTTGCTCATCTTCAGCGTTTATAGTGTAAGTGTAGCTATAGGTAACGTAGAATTCACTCATGACTTACCATCCTTAGCATTACGCCGGGCTAATTCATTCCAAGCCGCTAGGGTCTTATCCTTATGGTCTCCCGGCGCTAACTTATGTAGGCGATTCGTTACCCATATCAGGGCCACGCTAAATAGAACCCATAACGTAGCCATCACTACGCCATTGGATTCGATCACGCGCCAATTTAGTAGCCATCCGTGTAGTTCACAAGTACGAGCTGCCAGATACCCTAGCGCCACGTCTATAAACCTCGCGGCCACGTGTAACCGGTGCATTTTTTTAGTGTTAGACATTCTCCACCTCGTAACATTCTGCCAATTCGCTAAGGTAAGCGGCTACTTCCGGCGCGTATGAAGTAGTTTCATAAGTGTCATCCCACCAGTTCACCTTAATAGTTAGGTAATCGCTACCAATTCGGCTAATTACCCTAGTAGATGGGCCGCCATAACTGACTAACAATTCTACGCCGCTAGGATCAGGATTATCTTGATTCCCTAATGACTGACGGAATAGTACTACTACCTCTAAACATTCGCTAACGTAGTTATCTATCGCGTCACCGGTTAGGTCTTCTAATTCGCGCGCTAGGTCTTCTGCTATCGCCTTAGATTCCATTAGGCCACCGTCCTTACTGGCATAAGAACTACGCGGGTAAGGCCGCTAGCGTCTTCAAATAACGCCGGCTTGTTAGCGTCAGTAATTGAAACTATGCGAATAGCTCCAATACCTGATCCGGTTTCCTTGTTATTAAATGGAGCAATCTTAGCAATATCCGCTAGGAATACCGGGTCAAAGGCAATTAGGCTAGTTTCGCTAATTCCCTTAGCCGGTATCAATTGCTCCACGCTTGGATACTGACCCGATACTAGGCGAATGTTACTAACTGTCATATCCTGGCAAGTGATAGTCACTAGATCGTCTTCGATTCGTAGCTCCACTTGGATAGAAGACTTATAGCCGCTAGCCTTGTAATTCTTAATAGCGCTCCTAAACTGTTTAGCGGCGTTAAGTAGTGATTCTGCCGGTATCAGTAAGTCGCTGCCGCTAAGAATTCCGTCCACGTCTACGAAACAAGACCGCTCCACAATGGCGAGACGGTAGCTATCGGTAGCGGTGGCCTTAATCGTGGCATTCAGACCGTTAGCGTCTTCCACCTTGTCTAGGATGTTTAACTTAATAGCCGCTAGTAGTGGCCTATTGTCTTTAGCCTTAGTAGCGTAATTGCCTACCGTCACTAGATCTACGTAATTTTCGAGGGTTAGTGTAATCAACATTATGGCAACACCTCGCCACAATTGAAGCAATCGCCATCGTTGCCAGAACTAATTAGTTCATTCACGCGATCGCCTAGCGCTACCGCTTCCACCGCTGTTAGGCGCTCATTAAAACAAGCTAGGCAATAAAGAATAGTCGAGGTATAGGTAGGATCCCATATCGCCATTCCGGTTACTTTTTTTAGTGTTTCATTCATAATTAGGTAGCTCCCACTACTGCGCTAATGGATAACGCATCCACTAACACTAGAGACACTACATCCATTAAATGGACGCTGTCAAGTACCCTAGCGACTTTTTTTAGAATTCTTTTAGAGTTACCCGGAACGGCCTAGATCGATTCCGGCGGCGTTAGATCCCGGCGGCGTTAGATCCCGGCAATAGCTACCGGCGCGGCGTCTTTATTTATTAGCGGCGATCCCGGCAATTATCCCTACCGGGTTAGGGTTAAGTTACTGACAAGTAAGGCACAAGTTATCCACAATCGAACAAATGTTCGGTTACTGGCCGGTAAACGAACAAGTGTTCGCCCTGCCTTCAAAACCCCATTTTGGGAGAAAGGTGTGACTAAAAATTTTTTTTTATTTTTTAAAAACTTGAACTGGAATTTTTTTTAACAACTTTTTTTTTGCAATTTTTACCAACATTCCAACAAATTTTCAGCAAAACTCCTGATAAATGCCGGTAAATGTTTTGGAAGATTTGTATGACAATTTATACAACATTTTTTAGCTTTATACACCAGTTATACACACACAATGCACACACATTTTTAAGAGTTTTTCAAAACAATTTGCCTAAAGATCCGTAAAAAATCCCAGAAACTTTTTTGCAAAGTTTTCAAAAATGCTCAGGAAAAATGCTTAATTATTTTTGGGCAAATTAAATTGTAAAAGGTACTACTCCAGGTACTACCGAGGGTATGACTCAGTCAACCTCTCCGCAGTTCAGGCAGGGTCGTGAGTAATCAGGTCTGTACCCATGACAGGTTCGACAGTAGTTGCGCTCGTTTGCACCCTGAAAAATGTCGTCTATCTTTTTTCGCAGCTCTTTGTTTTCGTTAAAACCGTCTAAGAACTCAGCAAATTCTTCTTCGCTCATGCTCTGTTACCTAATAGATTCCAAATGCGAACAACTGCGCTAATAGGTTCTTGGTCGTAAGTGTGAATAATCTCAAGAATGTCAGTGTCTTGTTTGTCGTAAGAGTCAAGTACTTTTATTACGTCGCAAGGGTACTGTTTGCGGCTTAACGATTCGCCGTCAAAACCTACTACGGCGCAGGCAGCGCAGTAAAGTTCGGGAGTCTCGGCGTGTTTGTTTCGTAATGCTTGGCGTTCAGCTTCAGTCATCGACGATACTTACTTACTATTTCTAGTGCGTCGGTCATACCCTGGGCATACCCATTGTCATACTCGTTAGATCCGTGAGCTAATGACTTGT